AGTTAGAACATTTGTGACAATGATTAGATCGCCCTTATCTATACCTCCCATCCAAAATCTCCATAAGCTAGTAGATAAATAGATTCAGCTTTAGATCTTTCATCTGGGGATATTTTACCTGTTTTAAAATAATTTACTAGAATATCATCAATATCATCAGTGTCATGAAATCCAGATAATATATTATTACACTCATCTAATAATGCATCATCACTTAAGCTTTCCACTTCCATCTTTAATGTAATATTTTCAAAACATATATCATTATAATCTACTAAAGTTTGTTTCATAGTAGCTCTTTTTCTAAAGAAGAAAGGGGATATTCAAAAATCTCAATATCATCATTTATTAAGAACATACCAGGAATATCGTCTAAATAATGAACATGAACACTTCCACGAGTAATTTCTTTAACTACAAATGAAAAATACATATCATAATCCTTACATAATGAATATCTTTCATTCAATCTAGCATTTTTTATTCTACAAACTTTGTCTAGCTTTTCTTCCATCTTTTATAGACCTTTTAATTTGGTATAAGTCCTTACTATCTAATAATTCTGGAGAAATCTTAGAAATCACTTCCTCTATAATACTATCATCAACTCCAGATAATGCCAAGGAAAATACGCAACTATTCAAACTATTGATCCATAATCCAGGTAATCCAGTGTGCGCATTAGTTAAAAAGAATTCTACAGCTTCTGGAATAGTATCTCTTTCTTTACCGTACAGAAGCTTTACAATATCTCCCAATTCCTCTGGAACTAGAACTTGAGTTTCTTTTATGTTGTAAATCTCTTTTTCTTTTGTCGGTGCTTTCTTTGGCACAAGAAATTCACCATCCTGCCAGAATCCAGCTTCCATCTTGGAAGGAGCATACCATCTAGCATAATCCGAACATTGAGCGTCAAGTTCTGGAAATTGCTTTTGCAGCCAATCCCAAGTAGAGTCGAAATCTGCACAATTAAGAATTGTTTTAGCAAGTGGGAATATTAAACGGAATCTATGAGCTCCTTCTGTATGACTTGGACTTGGAAGACATAAGCAAGCTAGCCCTAAGCTTTGCACACGCTTTTCAGCATCTTCAATTCTTAATCCAGAGTCAATATCGAGACTCATGAAATCAGTAGAAATAAAGTTATCATTATGCCTAACCCCAGAAAAAATACTAGGACTCCAGCCAAAAGAAGTTACAGCTTTTATCAAATCCTCATCATTACAGATATCTAAAATATCTGGTAAATTTGGATTAGAGGCAAGTTTAGACTGTAGAATTTTTTCATCTTTATTCTTAGGTAGAAAATTTACTTTTGAGTAAATGCTTAGCTTCATTATAAATCTCCCGAATCCCCACTAAACTTTTCAACCACTGTAACAACTTTACCGCTAGGACTTACTACTTCTTTAATTAAGTCATACGTAAAGCTTTTATGCTTTTCTTCGGCAGACTTCATTGCCAATAATTCGTTATAGTATAGCTTAAAAGTAGAATATTCGTTAGTGGACATTTTCTTAAATCCTCTAGTTTCTACATCATAAGCCAATAATTTATTTTGTCCACGTTTTACTTTATCTTCTTTATGAGCTTCTCTAATTTTACAATAACCCCAACCCATAACACTAATCTTAGCCTCTTCCTCCAACCTTAGTACTGGACGATGAATTTGCATAATGTCGGAGCAAATATATTTAAACTGACTACATCCAAGAACCGCATCGGCATCAAGAGGTACTTCGCCTTTTTGTCCAGCACCTTTATTTACTTGCGCCATTGGAATACCAAAAGCATTAAGCTCTACAGCCATTTCTTTAAGCGTAATCATAATTGAGTTAAGTGTAGAAGGATCGTTCTCACCAAGACAATGAATATGGTCAATTGCAAATACAGCTACATCACCAATAACTTCACGATACTTAACAAGTTCTTTTTTAATCCAAGGCATAGATACTTCTCTAGATTTTCCAGATTCGTCATATCTTGAAATTACATAAAGCCTATCCGAAATCTCAGGACATTCTTCTGTAAGCTTAAACCAGCGTTGTGAGATCTTTTCGTCAGTCATTTCAAGGGATACATATACCGCACACGACTCCGGATTATTCTTTAAAATTTCCTTAAAGAAATATAAAACAACTTCTGACTTACCAACTCCAGAATCTCCAATAACTCCCAACAATTCCTGCCTACTCCATTGATTCTTAAGACAGTCAAATTCTTTCGGGCCATTTACAAAAAGCTTTGTATTTAATCCACCAGTAACTTTGCCAGATCTTTTTAAATCAGCTAGGCTTCTAACACCCATTTGTTGCTTTCTTTTTTCATTAAAATTTGTCATCATGCAATCTCCCTTATATCAATTCTTTAATTAAACTACTGCTAGGAATTAATTTCATATACTCGAAATCTACTATTGAGCGAAATCTCTCAGTATCATCAACATCTCCATAATCGTACAGTATTGTCTTTTGCTGTTTACAAATATCTAAAATTCTTAGAATAGATGCTTTTTCTATAGACCAATAAGTATGTTCTAATATTATGTATTCTCCAATAGATAAATTCATTCTATAATCTCCACTATTCCATAAAACAACTTAACATTCTCGATTCTTTTTGTCAATTCTATATTGGAAGGATCTTTCTCTCTGCAAAACCAATAGGCAGCAATAACAGGACATAAACTACAAGCGCAATATAAAGAAATAGAATTTATACCAGAACTCTCATACATTTCATGAACTAATTTTTCATGAGCTTTTCTGAATTCTCCTATTCTAAACTTCATAATAATTCACGCTCTAATGAAGATAAAACTTCTGTGCAGTAATTAAACTCATTTAATGTACAACTGCTAAAAAATACTAAACCATCAATATACTTATAAAAGACTTTATCTACAGAGATTGCAGTTATTTGAACTGTCCTATTGGCAATTAGTGTATTAGAATTTTCATTTACTTTATAAAAATTTCCAACTTCCATGTTTCCTTAAAAAAAGGAGCCTTTCGGCTCCTTTTCTATTTTTCAAGATCTGCTACAATTTCCATTTGAACAAATTCTAATCTACCGCCTGATCCATAATCAGCAATCTTCTTTTCAAATTCTTTTTTATCAATAACTCCCTTATCCAAGAGTCGTGCAAACTTTGTATCTGGACGAGAAACGTATAGAGTCTTTCCAGTCATATTTACACCATTGATAATTACTTCTGTATTCTTATCTAACTTAAGAGCATAGAGCTTTCTGCCCTTCTCATCAGTTTTATACTCGCCTTCTAAACGATTTCCTTCATCATCAAATTGCGATTGGAAAATAAGACTTCCAACTGTCGCATACTTACCCTTCTGTTGTTTCGCCATTGTCTACTCCTTCTGTTAAGCCATTAGCTTCGTTTTGTTGTTGATTCTGTGAAAAGCTTGATAGAATTCCTTCAATTGCAGCTTCTGTTCCAAGTGCAACTAAACTATCAGAGATGCGTTTCCAAATAGATAAGGCACTTCTAAGTTCTGGCTCAGTTTCATCAAATTGAGAATCCAGTAAGGGATATGAAGCCATAGCTTCCATAAGCCTATCCTTTTGACCATGCTTTAGAATTGATCTAGCACTTCTGAATTCATCTTGATCTCCAAGAAGACCTCTTACTAGATTTTCAGTTACCTCTGTTTTTGAAATAACTCTAGGACTGTTAGGTAAATTCTCCATTATAAATCTCCTGATGGAATTGAACTCTGTGCAGAAGCCTTAGCAGAATTCTTTCTAAAAGAACCCCGACTAACTGCTGGAGCAGATTCTACTATAGCCTCTTCTAGCTTGTCAACATTATTTGCAGAAGCTGCTACAGTAACTGAAGCATTAGAAGGTCTTACTGAACTTCTACCAACTGCTTGTTCTCCATCGTCATCATCAGCTCCAATGTTAGCTAAAGATTGTAAACCATAACGACGAGCATAAGAAATTCCTGATCCTTGTTGCTGGGCATCATTTACTTTATTTACAATAACCTCAGTCAAACTAGAAATAAACTCTCCAGATTCATGAAGCAACATAGTTTCTACAAAAGACTTACCATCGATATGAACAGTCGGTTGCAGAACAGAGATACCATTCGCATTCATAACTGGAAGAACTGCTTCACGTACTGCATTAAGATCCGCATAACGACTCTTAAAGAATGGATTCTTAGCATCTTTAATAGCATTCCCCATAGCAGATTGAGCTTTAACCAAAGCAGATGCAATTTTAACAATTGATTCTGAGCGATTCATTTATACCCCCAAAAGCCTAAGTGTATTTTCTAATGCTGAACGATTAGCTTCTTCAATAGTTGCTTCGATTGCTGGAATAGAAACTTTCTTAGTAATAATTGGACCTTTACCTTCTTTACCAGCAGCGTAGATAGTTAGATTCAATGTAGAAGCTACTTTTCCAGGTTGACCAGAGTTAGATAAATTAAAACTCAAATCAAATCCACCATCTTCTGGAACTAGTTTTTTAAGTCGTCTTGAAAATTCTTTATCCATTTTTTTTCTCCTTTAAATGGTTTAAGTTTTCTTTGCTCATTACAGCATCGATAAGATATTTTTTTGCTTGAAACATTGCAAATTCATAATTGCTTGGGTAAATTTCCTCAAGCTTCTCAATTCTACCAGCTTTTGTAGATGTGTCAAATGATAAATGAACTAATTGAAACTTATCATTAGTATCTTGAATTATAGAAAATCCACGACCTGCCAATGTTGTTTCTAAAGCTTCTTGTTTTGCCTCAACTCCTTGCATTTCTGCAAGCTTAGTTCGTAACTGGTCAATAATATCCAGTAATTCTTTTTTAGATTTTTTTTCAAGATCTGTCATAGCAACTCCTTTATAAGTTCAGGTATTTTTTCTACAGTATGTAACCAGTCATATTGTCCATTTTCATATGTTACTGAGGGCAAGAATGTACTAAAATTAATTTTGACTACTTTTAAAGGATTTCCTGTGTCATCTACTACAACTGACCCATCATCATACATGACATAATCTCCAGGATTAATCTCTTTTTTTAAGTCCATCCATCCTCCCATGCCAACATAATAATTTATTTATTATAGTAAGTAAAGCTAAATCCTTTACATTTTTTAGTTCTGCCTTTTAAACATGCTCTTATAGCTTCTGGAGTTATTTTCATAACTCTCGAAGCATGTTCACAACTTTTAAAAATTTTACCGTCATCTCTAATTATAGGTTTACCACGATTTTTTCCAAGTTGTATTATTTTCTTTTTAGATTTAGCAATTTTTCTTTTATGCTTTCTTATTTTATCCAAATACCTTCCGGTAGATTCTGTAAATGTATAACCTTCTGTTTGTTTTTGCTCACCTATGAGAACTCTATAAATACAAGTTGTGTTGAGGTTCAATTCGATACTCGCTTGTTTAATACTCCCATAGGTATTACCGTTAGAACATTCAATTTTAACTTTTCTTTTATTTACATAAGTTCTTAAAACTTCATTTGCTGTTTTTTTACTAGCTTCTATTTGTTTTTTAGTTTTTAGTATTTCTCTATCAAAACTAAAACCCTTGACTCCTGGACCACCCTCACAGACATTATACCCATTTGGAGCTATAGTGTTGTATTTTTTTATAAAAAACATCTCTGCTCCATAAGCTTTATTTCTTTTAATATGCCGAGATAGTATTGAAATTTCAAAAGTAGAGTATTTACGAATTGCATTTGATATTGGAAGTATATCTCCCTTTTTCGCTTTTAATTTATGTTCAGCAATTCTTCTAGTTAAGTAATCAGTGATACCTATATAGTTTTTTCCATTTGGGAATGTTAGTCTATAAACTATAATATATTTCATTTTTTATATAAACCAGTCATGTCTTTATTATTCCAACAATATAAATAATATGGGCACTTTTTGCCGAAAAAATGACATTCTTTTGGAGATTGTTTTTTAGAAAATTCCCCACAGGCAATATTATTTAATTTTTGTTCTACAATGTCAAATGTTTTTTGCTTATGATCTTCAGAAATAGTATCTTTTATTATTTGAGTTCTTGCTTTTGGCTCTTTAAGTCGCATCTTTTTTTCCATAACAACGTAGCTAGCTCTATCACAAGCTTCAGCTTCGCAGTAAATAGCAAGCTGAATACTATTTGCCACAGAATCTGCTTTATAAGGCTCTGACGAGGTTTTGTTGTCGCAGATATATCTAATGCTAGTATCATCTTTAAAACTCGCAATAAAGTCAATTTTACCCCTTAGCTTATCTCCAGATTGATTAAGCAATTCAACTTCCTTTTGAATATCGAAAACTTCCTCTATTTCTGGAAGAATATCTTTTTCATAGGCTTTCAACATCATTTCACCTTTACGATATAAGCTAAGCCAACAAAGATTATTGAATGCTACTTTAGATCCAGGTTTAAGTTCTCCATTAGTTTTAATATATT